AGTGGTGAGAGGCAGGTTTACCTAGCGAGAAATCATCAATGCCGGGAGTAGTTCAGCGCCGGCCATCCAATCGCCAAAACATTTCTCCCGCATCAGCGGGTAACGACAGAGGGTAAGACGATGGGGAACGTTAAAAAATACACAGTCGACTATGACTGGAAGGCGGAGCTAACGGTTGAGATAGACCACGACGTAATGACCGATGAAAAGCTGCATGAGATTAACAATTTCTGGTCGAACGCCGATTACCGACTGGAGCGCCAGGGATCAGTTTTGAATGCGGTGCTGGTCATGCTGGCCAAAGAGGCTCTGCTCATTGCACTGAGTCAAAACTACAACACTTACGGCATTGTGAGTGCGTTCGACTGGTCGAAAGGTGAAGGGGTTGAAGGATGGCCGCCAATGGACGGCAGCGAGGGCATAAAAATAACCCATGTAGACGTTTCAGGAATACTCGATTCAGACGACATAACCATCAAGGCCGCCTAACTAGCGGCTTTTTTCATACCTCAGTCGCTTCACCGAGGCGGCTTAGTTATGACAACCGGCGGCCATCCACCGCCCATTAGCGCAGAAGTCTTTGTTAACGTTCAGCAGCCCAGCTTACGGGCGGAGTGATTATGCAAAAATTTATCGTTATCCAGCAGCACGCATGGTCAAACGACCACGGTTACGGCATTGGTTATTCCTCAGATTTGGAAATATTTGATAAGCGGGAAGTGGCAATTTCTCACGGATTTGAAGTAGCAGGTTGTGATGATTTCAATATCGGTGTTATCGACGACGGCCGACTAGTGTCGCTCGACTGGATGGAAAATCCAGTTGGTAACGGGAAAGGTGTTTCAGTTGAGAAATTCCAGATTATCTCTGATGCCATTGGCTTGGAGGCATCATGACAGTCACCCACAACGGCAAGCAGTACACAGCCAAAAAGCTCAACGATAACGAGTGGCAGCTGACGTCGGTATCGGCACCGCGTGAAAAGTTGACGCTTAACCGCTGGCAGATGCATATCGCTGGCCTCCTGAAACAGGTTGAGGTGAAGGTATGATTGGAATGCACTACGGCACCGCATCAGTGCCACGTGGCGAGGTTTTACCGGGCACAATGCTGCAACACCACGGTAAAACTTATCGCGCCTCTGCGAACGTTGAGAAAGGCCTGTACGCCTTCAACATCTTCGAAAAAACCATCATCAAAAGTGATTCCGTCGTTGTGCTGCTGAATGAGCGCGGCGAGCCGATGGTTCACTGATATTAACCACCCTATTCAACCGATCGGCCTGGCTTTTTGCGGGCGGCCTTCGCACGCACTTTTTAAGGAGTCTTTATGCAACCTTATGAGCGATTAACCTCTGAACGTCTGGCAAGTTTGCCAGAAGGATCCCGACTGAAACTCGGCGGTCAAATTATCAAACTTACCGGGCGCGGGTCATTCACCAACAGCGCCGGGAGAACTGAGAACATGATCGAGTATGTCGATTCCCGTGGCGTTCCCGGCAGTTTTGCAGAAAGCATCATTCTCGACTCGGCTACCGAGTACCTCAGCTCTGTAATGTGTGCTTACTGCGGTGCGCGGCGCCATAAGAGCGATTGCACTGTTCAGACGGTATCGACCTACATGTCGACGTCACAAAAGCATTTCTGCACTGACAAAGGCTGTGCTGAGAGGTTCTTCCGCCAGAACCCTTCCCGCGCCAAGACATCACGGAGAACGCGATGGTGACTCAGCAAACCGGATTGCTGATGGTTGCCATGCTCTGCCTGCTGTATGACCTGCAGCCGGCAGACCTCGAATCACTGGCCCACCAGCTCGCAGAATTTGACGCAGTTAACGACCACCTTACGGAGATTAAGCATGTTGCGAGTTATTGATACTGAAACTACCAGCCTGGAAGGCAGTGTGCTGGAGATAGCCAGCGTTGATATTGTCGACGGTGTTATCTGCAATCCCATGAGCGACTTTGTGAAGCCCACTGAAGCGATCAGCTTCGAGGCAATGGCTATCCACCATATCACTGAAGATATGGTCGCTGACGCCCCGCTGATTGGCGAGGTTATCGGGCGTTACCTTGGCGCGCAGGCTTATGTCGCACACAACGCGAAGTTCGATAAATCTAAGCTGCCGCAAATCGACGCTCCCTGGATTTGTACCGCTAAGCTGGCCCGCGCTCTTCTCCCTGATCATCCAAGCCACAGTAACCAGTACCTGCGTTACAGCCTGGGCCTGAAACCTGAACTGCCTGAAGGCCTGTATGCGCACCGCGCGCTGTATGACTGCTACGTAACTGCTGAATTGCTTCTGTACATGGGTCGCCTGGCGAAATGGACGTTTGGCGAAATGCGCGCCATTTCAAACAGCCCTTCACTGATTAAGGCTATCCGGTTCGGCAAACACAAGGGCCTGACGTTCGAAGAGATTGCGAAGGTCGACCCTGGCTATCTCCGCTGGTTGTCCAGCAACAGCGATGACGAAGACATTCTCTTCACCATTAAACACTGGCTTAAGGGGTAATTCATGGCGGTGATGACTCTCATCCTTGCCGACTCCGGGTATGGCAAGACGTACAGCATCCGCAACGTTAACCCGGAAAACGCTATTCTCGCTCGCTGTATTCGTAAGGCCCTTCCGTTCCGTAATAACGGCTGGAAGCTCCACGGAAAACGCCTGCCGGATAACTCAATCCAGCGCGGGAACGTGGTTGATATCCGCAATGGACGGCATCTTCTTGACGTGATCCGTAACGCTGCGATGAGTGGCCGAAAAATACTGATTATCGATGATTTTCAGGCCGTCATGCAGCACGAGAACATGGACCGGGCCTACGAGACTGGCTACACCAAGTTCACCGAAATGGCGGAGCACGCCTGGCGCATCATTGAAGCCGCCACACAGCTTCCGGACGACTACCGCGTCTATTTCCTCGCTCACACTGAAGAGAGCGAAGGAAAAATCAGGATGAAGACCGTCGGCAAGATGCTTAACGAAAAGCTCACTCCTGAAGGCTACTTCCCTATCGTTCTGCGCATTATCAAGCGCGACGGAAAACACCTTTTCCTGTTGAAGGGCGACGACAACGACACCGTGAAATGTCCTCCAGACCTGTTCGGTCCGGAAGTGACTGACATGGATAACGACCTGGCGGCGTTCGACAACGCAATTTCTGAATTCACTGACTTATAAGAGAGATAACGATGAACCAACCAATCAGCTTTACCTGGAACCAGCAGTCGGCAGAAGCAGCACTCAAAGCAGGATCCTCCGCTGGCATTTCTGAAACCGGCGCATACGAAGGCGTGATCACCTCCGCTGTGTATGAGTTCGGCAAGGATGGATCACAGTCGCAGGCACTTGTTCTTTCGCTCGACGCTGACGGCCAGAAAGCAAATTTCCTGCGCATCAACTTCCTCGGTCGAGACGGCAGCCAGACATTCGGTATGGGCCTGATTGCTGCAATTATGTGGGTTGCTCAGGTTAAAGACGCTCAGGCGCAACAGCGCCAGGGGCAAAGCGGTCCTGAATGGTGCCTGCCTGCTCTTGAAGGTAAGCGTGTCGGCTTATTCCTGCAAAAAATCCTCACCACCAAGACAGATGGCAGTGACAGCTACAAATTCGAAGTCCGACATGTTTTCCAGCCGGGAAGTCGTCTGACCTATAAAGAGTTCACCGACAAAACGCCAGCAGAAGCGATCGCTACGCTTGAGCGCACCATGAAAGACAAAGACGACCGCAAACCTCACGATTCGTCTCGCGGTGGCTGGGGTGCGCCTTCGAATAACAATGGCGGATGGGGGAATAATCAGACCGATCCAAACTCGGTACCGGATTCCCGACTGCAACAGGCAAACCGTCAGGTTTCGCATAACAACCAGAACCCTCGGTTCGACGACGACATTCCATTCTAGGACACCTCGTTATGACTCACGCTCACGACGACATCAGGGTTGGCACACTGTGCCTTCCCTTCATTGGTAACGGCTGGCTAATGCCATGGGGTGAAGTGGTCAGCAATCCATTAAAGGCGCAGCGGCTCGCTGAGGAATATCGGGAAAGGCAGGAGGCGGCATGAAATACGGAAGCGTGTGCAGCGGCATCGAAGCTGCCAGTAAAGCGTGGGAACCTCTCGGCTGGAAACCTTCCTGGTTCTCTGAAATAGAGCCATTCCCATCCGCAGTCCTCGCCCATCACTGGCCGGAAGTAACAAACCTCGGCGACATGACCAAAATCGCCGATGCGGTGCGCGCTGGTGAAGTTGAAGCGCCTGATGTTCTGGTCGGCGGTACGCCCTGCCAGGCATTCAGCATCGCCGGCTTACGTGAAGGCCTGTCTGATGACCGCGGGCAGTTAACCCTATCTTACGTGGAATTAGCCAATGCAATCGACGCAAAGCGCCGCGAACGCGGTGAGCCAGAATCAATCATCGTCTGGGAAAACGTCCCCGGCGTACTCAGCAGCAAAGACAATGCCTTCGGGTGCTTTCTGGCAGGACTTGCCGGAGAAAGCTGTGAGTTGCAGCCAGCAGGGGGGAAATGGACGCACGCAGGTTGTGTGTCTGGACCAAAAAGGGTTATCGCCTGGCGCGTCCTTGATGCTCAATTTTTCGGAGTGGCCCAACGACGCCGCCGTGTGTTCGTTGTCGCAAGTGCTCGAAAAGGATTCGATCCCGCAGCGGTACTTTTTGAGCTCGACAGCGTGCGCCGGGATTCTGCGCCGCGCCGAGAAACGCAAAAGGCTGTTGCCGCCCTTACTGCACGAGGCGTTGGAACGTGTGGCGCAGACGACAATCAGGCACAAGCTGGACACCTGATTGCTTTTGGCGGTGGCAATACTGCCGGTCATATTGATGTGGCGACCGCCTGCACCGCGCATGGAATCAGGTTGGATTTTGATACTGAGACTTTCGCAGTGCACGGTACGCAGGATCCCGATACCAATTGCGAACTGGCGCACACACTTGGCCGCAACAACGGACAAGAAAACGCGATAGTTACTGAACCATTCACATTGGCAATCCGAGGGCGATCAGAAGGAAGTACGGTCGAAGTGAGAAATGACGGCACAGCCAACGCGCTGTTGACGCCGAATGGCGGCCGCGCTGGCATGGGTGTAGGAGCTATCGGGTGGGGTATGCAGGTTCGCCGCCTAACACCGATTGAGTGTGAGCGCCTTCAGGGCTTCCCTGATAATCACACCCTGATCGGCTGGCGCGGGAAGAATGCTGATGAATGCCCGGACGGGCCACGCTACAAAGCGATCGGAAATAGCATGGCAGTACCGGTTATGCGTTGGATTGGTGAGCGCATCGCCGCAGCGCTTCCAGCCGAGAAGACGAATGGTGATTATGGCGGAAGTAAAACCCCGCTCGACCAGCGCGACCTCTGGCGCACTCCACCAGCACTATTCACTTCCCTTGATGCTGAGTTCTGCTTCCAACTGGATGCCGCCGCGGCTCCTCATAACGCACTGTGCCGGAAGTTCATCACAGCCGAGCAGAACACGCTGGAAACGCCCTGGGCTGATTACCTGAGCATTCCCGGATACGTCTGGTTGAACCCGCCATACAGCGAAATCATGCCGTTTGTTAAGAAGGCCGCCGCAGAGAGCGCCAATCAGATCGGCACGGTCATGCTGGTTCCGGCAGACACATCGGTTGGCTGGTTCAAGGAGGCTATCCAGACCGCCAGCGAGGTTCGCTTCATCACTGCCGGGAGGCTGGCGTTTATCAACCCGGTCACCGGTAAGCCGGTAAGCGGCAACAACAAAGGGTCGATGCTCATAATCTGGCGACCGTACCCGCGTACACACTGCCACTTCGCAACTGTGGACCGGGACGAGCTGATGGCTTTCGGGGCGAAACTTCTCGCCAGCAGGGAGGCCGCATGACGCCAGAAACAGATAACGCCATCCGCGCCGCCTGCCGCCGATGCACCGAGGAAATCCAGCAAGCCATGCGCAAGAAGCCAAAGCCTAACTGGAACGAAACGGTGCCTCCCATCATCAACAAGCATCACAAGAAAATTGAAGCCCTGGGAGTTAGCCTCCTGGAGTTCGTCGTATACACAGGGCGGCTTAATCGCCGCTTCGGAGTGGATTCATGAGCAATTCGATAGCAGACGGAGCGAAATTAACTCCGGAAACATTCTCAGATTTCATTGAGCGCTTGAGATATCACCATTGCGGCGATGGTGTTAATCGTCACGCCACCGCCGATCCCATTTTCATGGTTCAGAAGCAGGCAACCATTTATGGCCTGGCAGAAGAGTACGGAGAATCGAAGATAGTCCATTTCGACGAATGCGAATGGGAAAGCCCGCAAGAGTATTGGGACGATCTCGATGAACAGCAGCAGGAAGAGTTAAACGCCTTCTGCATTGACCAGTGCAACACTGACTTTACCGATCTCGATGAAGACGCTCAGTGGGAAGTACTGGCTGACCTTGACGGCCACACTGTCTGCGGTACACGCAAAGAGTGGCAGAACATCAACGCTCATTTTACCCGTGAAGCAGCGGAGGCTTTCATTCGCCGCAAACAGCATGATTATCCTCCTCTACGGGTCTACGTCGAGAGTATGTACTTCGGCTGGGAGTATCAGGAAATCATACGTGCTCTATGCGAAGGAAGACTGGTGCTAGCCGAAAAAAATGGCGGTGCTGAATGAACAGAGCCTCACCCGTTGATTTGAGAAAAAGCCTCGAAATAGCCAACCACCTGGCGCATATCGGGATTCGCTTTGTGCCGATCCCGGTGGCGACCGAAGAAGAATTCCAGACGCTGGCTGCCGATTTATCGCGACGGCTTGAGCGGATGGCGGTCGAAGCCGAGAAGAATGAAGGCGGTGCCGCATGATGGCACTAATCACCCAGGAGCTTAAGGCTCCTTTTTTATTG